TACTATGCTGAGGATGAATACCACTAGCTGTAGAACACAACTGTGATACTGTACCTTCAGGTTTAATAGCAGTTACAGCAGTAGACTGATTAATACCTAACTTCTCTGCTACTTCTTTGTTCACATCTACAGCGATACTACGAAACTCTTCCAAACGACTAGGCAGTGTCTTGTCATCAGGATTGTTCAACAAAGGATGGTCCAAGATACCAGTCATAGACACACCCAACAACGCTTCTTCCTCAGTGTTCTTTTGCCAAATCTTACGCAGATATGGGAAGTTAGTTAGCGTGGCTTGATACGTTCCGAGAACAGATGCCAAACGTACTTTACGCTTGAGATCATCCACAGTATCATCAGGACGCACGACAACAGAGGTAAGATTACAAAATTGGTAAGGACGGAGAATAATCTCTGAGCAAGGGTTAGTGCCAAACTCTTGATTAGTGTCTCTTCGGCCATTCTTTTGCGCTTGTAAAACGGAAGCATATCTATTAAAAATTCCTCTCTCGCCTGAGTGTGATTCATAAATGTTAGTCCACTCACGCATAAATTGTCCAATACTAGGCTTCTCTTCGTATGTAGCTGAGTTATTCGCTAACGCACGTTGAGAGTTACCTTCCCACCAAGCACCTGCTTTGGCATGAGCCATCTTGTCATCACCTAAATCAGACAATGAAATCATCGCTGACCTACGTACACCTCCCACGACAACAACCTCCCCGATTTTACAGAGAATGTCATGACACTCCAGTGATGATAGTTTCCTGCCTGAAGCCCCTTTAAATTTACTAATGACAAACTTGAAGAGATCTTCCAATGGCTTAGGTCCACTTGCTCGTCCTCCAAAAGTTTTGAGCCTAGCACCTGCAGGTCTGACTTTTGACATATCGAACTTTGGTACTTCGCCAGAGTATAATAAAGCCAAAAGCTGCCTGAGCGCTTTAGCCCACCCCTCTTTAGAATCCGACACCACAATAGTAGTCTCACTATCAAACAACTTATCTGGTACTTCTGGTAACTGCTTAACATACTTCTGCTCCACACTAAAGCCTACGCCTGTGCCACACAACAAGATGTACATGGCTTCATCAAAAGCTTTAGGATCATCAATAGGAATGTATGAACAGTTAAATGCAGCAACATTCTGACGCTCTAAAGCAGGGCCTGCAGTCATGATAGCTCGCATAGAAGGCATCACTTGCAGGTTCTTAACAGCTAGCACTAATTCGTTACGTAACTGTGGTTCAATCTTGTAACTATGCTTATCAGCTAAGTGCTTATCCATGAAGCTAAAGTAACGGTCTACTGTCTCATCCCAATTCTCTCTACGGTTTTCACTATCTAAATAACGTGAGTAACGTGACTTAGCAATGAACTCGTTGTAAGGTGTCATCTTATATGTATTACTCAACTTCTTTCTCCAATCTATCTGCTTGGTCCTCAATCACATCAATAAATCTTTCCACGATGTCTTCAGACGTAATGTTTAATAATTCTAACAAAGTTATCTCATCTAACTGAGCAAGTCTCTCTAGTATATCACGCAATGTTAGAGCCATATATTATACTCCTTTTTATTATTGTTGTCAAATATAATACTTGTCTTTAATGTCATCGTAATTCTCTAGCAGATACTCAACATAATGCTGTATCTTTTCTAAGTCTTGCTTACCACCTTTGTAGGGGAAACGCAAGATATACTTGACAACATTATGAGACCAAGGATCTAATCCCCAGTCTAAGGCAATCGTCCAAGGCTGAACAGCTTTCTTGTAATGACTACCTCCTACTTGCTTTGCTAACACATCACCTTGATCTTCAGTACCCATGCTCTCACCATATCTTTCATAAAAGTCTCTAAGCGTTTTTACTGTCATACTTATTCCTTAAATAATTTAAACTCACAGGCATTTCATCAAAGCTTCCATTGTTTACTTCATGTAGCATCCAAACACCACGCCAGTACTTATTACCTTGAGCACCTAAGTAGTCCTCATCATGTAAGTAACAACAACCTACAAACAGTCCAGTAATCTGTGATCCATCAGCTCTGTTAGCGTATGCTATTCCACGATTCTGCACGTGACCCATGACTGCAGACATATGACGTTTAGCAAGGAGAGCTTGAGGACTAGCGACTGGCCTACCCATAACACCAGAAGTAAAGAAATGGCAATAAACAATACCATCAATAACAACAGGGGTAAGGTAAGGAATAACGGTCCAACCTGCTTCAGCATATCCCAAGTCATTAATAGACATCGTTCCTTCAAGCTTAGGGTCGCTTTCCACTGCTCGTAAGATTCTTTCTTCATGATTCCCCAATGTCAATACCATCTGTGGTTTATACTGCTTCTCTTTGTTACGTCTAGCCTTCTCATTAAAAGCACGCATAGGGGCCAATAAACGATCCATAGCTTGCTTAGTTACTTCAATGTCCTTCTTGTATCTACGTCCTTCAAAACTCTTCTTACCTACGTCATACATGGATAAGCTAGGCATATCAGCAAAGTCACCAATGTTAATAATCACATCAGGTTTCTTGTCTACAATATACTTACCAACCCAATCAAGGTAAGACAAGTCTACTCCTTCTTTTACCTGCATATCAGGCAATACTAAGTGTGTAGTCATAATTTAATCCTATTTGTAAAGTGTCCAATAGAACCAGTAATAAAAGAATTAAAGCTAATACCTAATCTTGAATTATTACTTCTATTAGTTTCAACATAATGATATAACTGCGATGGAAATAAAAATAATCTGTTAGTACAGGAAGGCATCACTATTGTATCGCTTGTGTACTCAGTTAAATTATCAACATCTGCAGGGTCTATAATCTGACTCGGTGTTTTAACAAATACCATATTACCACTGTTTTCAGGCACATCTACATAATAAATCCCAGAGATTAAACTATTGGGATGTGTATGTAAATGATGTCTTCCTCCAGGTGGATTGATATTTAACCACGATGTCGTAATATAAACACTATCATACTTATATCCTATTCCAGTAGCAAACATTTCTAAATGCTTAAGTATTTCTTGTTTAAGATCAGAGAACACATCTACTTCTAGTAGCTCTGTTGTTTCTGATACAATATTATACTCACTCTTTCTACACCTAATCTCTTGGTCGTTAATCCTTTTGACTAGGTCAAGACTATCCATGCTTAAATCTGCTTGATATACTGGTGTTGGAAATATATCAATTATCAACTTTCTTCCTTTTGCATTGCTTGACGAATATCATAACCATATACACCACTCAAGAAGTCATAGAACTTATCAACAATCATGGTATATGTCATGCCTTCAGGGACTGTGAACTTATGAATGACTTCACGCTCACCATCATAGAAGTTAAAACTATATGTTTCAATCTTTCTTTCGTACATACTAACCTTTCTTCTCTAACGTATTCTGCCAGATCTCTTCCATGATCTTAATACGTTCATCGTCTTTCTTGTTAATCACTAGCAACAAACCATCTACCATTGTCTGAAGCTCTCTGTTCTCTCGTTCTAGTCTTTCCATACGTGAACGCATCATCTTAGCTTCATACTCTAGCTCTTCCATCATGCTAGCTTCGTCATGTTTATTACAACTCACACATCCTCCAATTCCACACAGTGCTTCTACACAGTTTCCACAAGTCATTTAGCCACCATCTTAAAAAAGTATTCAGCATCTATAATTGCTAGTGGCCTATCGCCATTCTGTTTCACAAAGACAACTGGTTGATGATATCCATGCTCTTGCGCTTGCTTGTAGTAATTGTACACAGCAACCTTTGCTAATGACTTACACTCAACCTGAAAAGGGAAACACTCTCTAGCTGCAGGGCTTAGCTGTACGTCTTCACCTCCTGCGCCCATACTGGTACTGCGTACATCATCAGTGCTCAGAATAGGAAACGTAGCTAGGATCTTGTCCCTGACCCACTTCTGCAGGTTTCTTCCCTTTGCTTTTGCGCTTTGTGTTTTCAAGTTTAACTTCCTTTCGTTTCAGGATCATCTGCTTTGGTAGCGTGATACTATTGTTACACATACCATCAGTGACTGTTCCTGCTAATTCAATCTGTTGCTCATCCTCATACACTACCCATCCAATACTCTTGCAGTGTAAGTCTTCCTTCTTTGCTTCGTGCCACTCGCCTTGTGCTAAAGCATCTAGCCACTCGATGTAGACAAGCTTGGCGCTTCCCAAAGTTGGTCTGGTTTTCTTCTTATCCATAGTAGCCTGGCGTTCTCCAAGACTCGCTCGGTGTCGTTGTCGTAGGCTTCTAGCACTGCTTTGTACATTTCCTCTTCTGTTTTGCATTCCTTTAGAATCCTCTCAGCTTTCACAGGACCTATGCCTTTTAGTCCTACGATGTTATCTGTTCTATCACCAGTCAACACTTGCTTGTAAAAGATACGCATAGTGTCTTCTTCTTTGATAAAGTATTTATCCTTCTTGACAAAGTTATAATGCCACCCTCTAATCATGTCTAGGTCCTTGTCAATCGTATAGATAATGTATTCATCGTCATTCATCGTATACGCTTTAATACCTATAGCATCATCAGCTTCCTGTCCTTCTATCAACTCAAATCCCCAAGCACTCTGCAAGTATTCTCTGAGGATGTCATAGTGTACAGGCTTAACAAAATCTTTACGATTACCTTTGTATGGAACTGTGACAGCTATCTCATTACGGTAGTTACCTTTACCAGTGAGATAGCCATCATAGCTTGTTATATCTGCAGGTAGCACTAACTCTTCAACGAAGGTAGACATCCTAGCAATAGCAATCTTCTCTGACTCATCATTAGAAGCAAATGCTATTCTGTATACTAGAATGTCACCATCGATCAGGGCTTTCACTTACCAGTAGCTTTCGACTTGTATGATTCTAGGAAGTCTGCCATAGCACGTAAGGCCTGTACTGCTTGGTCTGTGCCTGCAAACCATGTATCATCTAATCGAACTTCACCATCTTCATCCACGAAGAAGTCATAGTTATCACTATCAAAGTCTACGATGCCTGGGATTACTACACGAAACTTAGATGTTAACTTCTCTACTTTAGGTGTTGCTGTTTTCTTTGCTGTCATACTGTTATTACTCCTTATATTGTTAATTGCGTTCCTGATATAATTACTATCAGAGTGTCTCGTCACTAGTCTCAGTCTGTGGTGCTGCTTCATATACAATTAAGTCTGTGACACGTAAATGATTAATACCTAAACCAACACCCTTGTATGGCTTTGCATAGTCATATGGCTTGCAAGTAGCAACACCACGTGAACCATTGCCTACTTTGACAGTGATTGGTTTATCGTTAGAATCCACAGTAGTAATTGGATAGTTAGTCGACTTAGCTGTGACGAAGTATCCTTTACCTTCTTTGTTGTGTACTTTAACACCAATGCTCTCAAGTTCAGCGATTGTCTCAGGGCTGAGGTTACAGAGGTCAACTTGATACTTGTTGCTCATTCCATTACGCTCATTCAAGAAAGCCCACATGAGGTCTGCTTCAATTTTGATTTGCTTGTGCATCTTACTTTTTCCTTTAATCTAAGGTAGGTTAATAAAAACAACGAACTACTATTATACAACTATTAATGTAAGTTGTCAACATTATCTTCAGGATAATAATCTTCTGCCATCTGAGAGACGATTTCCATAATATGATCGAACTCTACTTTGCTATCGACAGAAGACTTTACCTGAATTTCTCCTTCTTTGATGATAATCATAATGATATCGTCAGCGTCTTGTAAGTCTAGTGTGTCTGTTCCCATGTATATCCTGTCTTATATTCACCTGTTAATGGACAACGCATATTCAATACACGTCCTGCTTCTTCAATTGCTTGAACACCTAACTTACCTGCGTCTTCTGCTTGATGTTCTTTTACTTCTATCTGCCACTCGTCATGCACGTTAGCAACAAACTTGAAATCAATCTTATTCTTTCTAAGACTTGACTCTAGTAGCACTAACGCTTGCTTCATCACAATAGCGCCTGCTCCTTGCAACAACGTGTTAAGTGCAGAGTGTTCTGACCTAACGAGTAGTCTCCTGCCATCAAGACCTGGTAATGTCCCTTTGTCAGAATAGATCCTAGCAACTTTCTCTCTAAGAGATTTAAGCTTAGGTGTGTTGCGTAGAAAACTATCAATGAGACTCTGGCCTTCCTTCGCTGAACCACCAACAATGTTCCCAATCTTGGTAGGTCCTGCGCCATACAAGAACGCATAAATGAACGTCTTTGCTTGATTTCTCGTATCAAGCCCTGCAGCGACCTGATTCGCTGTATGGATGTCGCCTGAAACCACTTCGTTCGTATACGCTTCATCGTTCATGTAATGTGCTAGCATTCTCAATTCCAAACCACTGGCATCGATACCTACTAACTTGTAGCCTTTCTCTACAGTCCAACAACTTCTACATTCCTTACCGTATACTGCACCACTGTTAGGCACTTGTGCCATGTTAGGACTGTGGTGAGTCATACGCCCTGTTACTGCTCCAATGGTGATTACCTTACCATGCACACGTCCATCTGTCTGCATCGCATCTAACCACGATTCTACTTGACTGATACGCTTTTGTAATAGCAGGTATCTTGCTATCTCTTTTGCTTCAGGATAGGGCAAAGCTTCAAGTACAGATTCATCAATAATTACCTGCCCCTTCTCAGTCATCTTCTCAGGCTTCCATCCTAGTGATTGTAAACGCTTAGCAATCTGTTGTCTGCTACCAACGTTAAACACTTCTACACTAGGCTTCAATGGCTTACCTGTCTTCTCACTAACACGCTCTGTCACAATAGGAGGGAATAACTGCTGTAGTTTCTCTGATATCTGCTCACACTCAGATTTCCACATTGCTATCAATGACATTGCCTTTGGTGCATCTAACTTAAAACCATTACGTTCTTGTCTGCTAATGATAGCTTGAACCTTATGCTCTAAGTCAATACACTGTTTACTAAAACCCTGATCCTGCAGCTCTGTTACTAGACGATTGTAAAGCTGTCTTGTAACTGCAGTATCTTGTATACAGTAGTCAATCATTTCCTGAGACAAACCACCATCCCAGTTACTAAACTCACTCTTCAGATTTCCCAGTCTTTGACCCCATGCGTCCAGAGAGTGCCCTCCTTCTATGCTTGGATTCAGTAGCCTTGAGAGAATCAAGGTGTCGGTAATCTGACTCAATCGTATAGCTGTCCCCCATAATCGATTGAGGATCGGTGCATCGAAGCTGATTAAGTTGTGTCCTATAATTGTGTCGCAACTCTCTATCAACTTGCTTAGGGTTTTTGATTCTGTATGACATATAACTTCATCTGTTTCAAGGTTACGAGTAACTGCACACCATATGTGGTCGTGAGTGCTATTGGTTTCAATGTCTAAAATTATCTTCATATAAATATTATACCATAAATACTTTAACTAATCCACCAAAGTACATCAATACTGCTACTGCTTCTACCACAAATAGTGCATAGTCATTCTCAATCATTCCTGCATAGGCCCATAATGCTGACCCAATAAACCCAAACCATAGGTTACTTGGATACACGTTTAGGCTTGTTAGCAGTATTCCCAGTAGACACAGGCTTGTCCCTAACCATTTGAGGAATTTCATACTTCTCCTTTACTCCTGCTAGTACTTTCTTAAACTCAACTTCATTTAGCTGAATGCTATTACCACACGCAAAGTATACCTTACGTTGTTCTTTGTCAAGCAGTGTTACCTGATTAGCTAAGAACACAAAGTTATCATATTCAAATATCACTTCTCACTCGCTTTCTTTAGTATTGCTCTAGCAAAATCAATCAAAGTTTTATGCACATCTGCATCATGCTTGTAATTGTTTTGCCTTTCCCACTTATCCACTTCGTAGTGTATTTCTACATCACTTAACTTTTTTATTTGTGGTGTTGTGTAGAGTGGAAAATCATCTTTGTTGTAATGTGGTGTTCCTTCGCTTGAGACAGCCATTACATGACCATCTACAACACTTTCCCAGTAGAACCTACCAGCAACTTCTTCACCTTTCTCCAATTCCGCTATGCGGTCTGCTTGTTGGCGAAGCATAATTGATGATTGCTCCAGCAT